GACCACACGACAGTCATCCACGGCGTTCGCGCGGCTCAATCCTGCCCCGATCAGACGGCGCTTGCCGAAGCTATCCTCGCCAGGGCGCAGGAAAAAATAGCGTTCAAGGAAGCCAAGCTGGATCTGTCGTCACACATCCGCCGCTTGAACCGCCGCCGCAAACGCATCCTTCGGCATCAACGCCAAGCCAGAGCGATTGAACGGCACAAGGCGGCGCAAGCGCTTTACGCCAAGCAACGGGAATACGAAATGTCCAAGCGCCCCATCTGGGAACACGACACGCCAGAAGGCCGATACGTCGCTTCACGCCGCGCCATATTCCAGCACACAGGAGTTTCAGGATGAGTTCAGGAAACAGGGTTTTTCAGATTAAACTTGACGGCGGCGGCATCAACTTCATCACGACTGATGAAAGCATGGAAACCGTTGCCAACGGGATAGCGGCTCAAAACCGCCGCGCAGGCCGCACGTTCGAAATGCACGACACCGGCGCGGGTATCCGGTTCGAAATGACCTATCCGCAAATCGGGCGAACGGTCACGGGCGTTATCAAGCGTTCAATGCGCGCGGAAGCAGACCCGGCTTTCAAATATGAAAAACGGCTTGCGAGAGGCCGAGAACGCTATCGCGAGAATAAAGCCCACATAGAGGCAACGAGGGGGGTCGCGCTACATGGGTAGGCAAAAACACAGGAAGGCCACCCCAGCCCGCTTAAAATCGACGCACGGGCCTAATTACTACCGCTTGCAGCACGGGGATGTGATCACCACAGACAAAACGCTGCAAACCGACGCCGGAAGCCGAGCGCGATACCCGTTGCTGATTGACGCTATGGCGGCGGGCAATTTGATTGACGAGCAGCAGTATTCCGACGCGCTCAAGTTTCATCGCCTCTACTGCCAGTCCGGGCGAAACAAAATGCCGATGGGGCGCTATGGGGCCGAGCCTTCCGGCGGCAGCGACAGATCGGACCAAGCCGGCCGTGATTGTCGGGATATCGAGCGAGCGATAACGGCGCAGATAGGCTTGAACGGCGTGATGCTGTTTGTGCAGGTCTGCGGCGACAATGTGCTCCCGCAAGGCGAGAAACAGCGTTGGCTGAATCCGCTGCGTGAGGCGTTGGATGTTATGGGGAGAGGGTGATGGATGCGGATACGTTTTTTGAGAAACGGTATTGACGTACCCCACAGGCCGTGCTAACTACGATTCCGACGGGGCTATAATTGCGCCCTGATTTTCGATTAACTCAGACTTCTTTGCGGAATGCGCAAACAACACCCGCCCCGCTTCTCAACGATGCGCATCTGGGCGGGTTTTCTTTTGGAGGATAGCGCATGACCCGATACGTCTCCATGCGCCCGCGCGCTGACTACTACGACGAAACCAGCGACGCCGTGATCCAGGCCAACCGTCCAATGCTGCACGAAACTGACCATGCGCCGGCAGCAACAGGCTTGCTCGATGCGAGTGGGAACGAATTGTTTCGAGTGCATGACAAGCGCGCTATGGGGTTCCTCGCGCGTGAAGGGTGGGGCGGCTGATGGCTGGCGGCAGGCCGAGTAAGTATGACCCAGAGTTTTGTGAGCAAGCCCTGGAGTGGATGAAGAAGGGTTTCAGCAAAACTGCGACCGCTGGAAAACTTGGAATCTGCAAGGCGACATTCGATAATTGGGCAGCGCAGCACCCGGAGTTTTTAGGCGCTGTAAAAGACGGAGAGGCCGCGCGCACCGCATTCCTTGAGGAAACGCTGTTGTCTGCGCCCGATGGCCCGACCGTCACAAGCCGCATTTTCGCACTGAAAAACGCAGCGCCGGACGAATGGCGAGACAAGCGCGAGCATGAGCATACCGGCAAAGACGGCGCGAACCTGACGTTCAATGTTGTGCGGGCGAAGAATGGATAATGTCCATGACTTCCCCGAGCCATTCCTGCCGATGTTCGAGCCGTTCCGCTATGTTGGCTTCTGGGGCGGTCGAGGATCAGCTAAGTCGCACAGCGTTGCGGCTGGATTGCTTGGGCTAGGCACGAAATCATCTATCCGCGTCCTTTGCGGGCGTGAAGTGCAGAAGTCGATCAAGGACAGCGTGAAGTTGCTTTTGGACGACAAGATAGAAGCGCTGCACCTGCAAAACTTCTATTCGTCAACGCGGGATGAAATACGCGCGCCGAACGGAACCACGTTCCTATTCGCTGGAATGAGCGACCAGACCATCGACAGCATCAAATCGTTCGAAGGCGTTGATATCTTCTGGGGCGAAGAAGCCCAAACGTTCACGGCCCGCTCACTGGAAATCTTACGCCCGACAATCCGCAAGCCCGGCTCCAAGCTGATATTTACATGGAACCCGCGCGCTGCATCAGACGCGATTGACCGCTTCTTGCGAGGCGATACACCGCCGCCGAATAGCAGCATCAACCGCGTAAACTATGACGACAATCCATTCTTTCCAGATGAACTAAAGGCCGAACGCGAACACGACCGCGCCAGCAACCCCGTTCGCTATGCTCACATCTGGGATGGCGAATATGAACCCGCCGTCGTCGGCGCAATCTGGGACATGGCGACGATCAACGAAGGCCGCAGGGCTGAAGCGCCGGACATGGAGCGCATTGTCGTTTCCATCGACCCGGCTGTGAGTTCTGAGGAATTAAGCAACCATCACGGCGTTGTCGTGGCGGGCAGAGGCGCTGACGACCGCGCTTATGTGCTGGAAGACGGAACGCTGGCAGGCAAGCCGGAACAATGGGCCAAACGGGCCATCGCACTTTACGACAAATGGGACGCGGATTCGGTTGTAATCGAGGTCAATCAAGGTGGCGACATGTGCGAGCATACGTTGCGCGCCTATCGGCCTGACTTACCCATCCGACGCGTTCACGCATCACGCGGCAAGCACGTTCGGGCCGAACCTATCTCCGCCCAATACAGCCTCGGCAATGTCTCCCACGTTGGAGCGTTCCCGGAATTGGAGGCGCAAATGTGTCAGATGACAGCAGCGGGCTATGAAGGCGAAGGATCGCCAGACCGCGTTGACGCGCTTGTGTGGGGGATGACTGATCTGTTCCCGAAGGGCAAGACCAAGACCGCACCGAAGCCGTTGTACGGCGGCGATTTCACCTCAAACGTCGGGTTTGTCGGCTGATGAACCATAAGGCGCAGCAAGACTTACTTCGAACGGCCCGCGAACAATTTGAAACGGCGGTTGAGTTCGACCGCGAAAACCGTGACGAGGCGCTGGACGATTTCAAGTTCATGGCTGGCGAACAATGGCCCCAAGCCGTTGAAAGCGCGCGCCGGACTAATGGCCGTCCATGCCTGACAATCAACCGACTGCCTCAGTTCGTGCGCCAAGTGACCGGCGACATGAAGCAGAACCGGCCCGCCATTCGGGTTCGGCCTGCTGATGATGATGCGGACGATGAAACGGCAGACGTACTCACTGGCCTGATCCGGCATATTGAGCAGACAAGCGGCGCGACGCGGCACTATACGCAAGCTGGATCGCAGTCTGTCACATGCGGCATCGGGCACTTCCGCATTGCCACGCGGTACATTGACGAAATCAGCGACGAGCAAGAGTTAGCCGTCGAGCCTATCCGCGATCCGCTGTCGGTCTATTGGGATCCTGACGCATCGCAAGAAACGCGAGAGGACGCCCGGTTCTGCTTTGTGACGCAGTGGTATTCGAAGGACGCATTCGAGGCTGAATGGCCTGACGCAGTGCCGACCAATTGGGAAACGGCGAACGGCGACGGTTGGTCCGGCTGGATTGAAGGCGAGCGCGTTCGTGTTGCCGAATACTGGTGCAAAAAGAAGCGCAAGGTCTGGATCGCAGAAGACGGCCAAGAAATGACCGGCGGCGAAATGCTGAAGGTCTACAAGGACATCGGCGGGCAAGTGCGCCGTCGTGAAGTCACAGAAGTTATTCAGTACATTATGACGGGCGATGCTCTGCTTGAGCCGCCTACGACGTTCCCTGGTAAGCGCATCCCGATCATCCCGGTCATTGGTGAGGAAATCCCCGTTGGGGACCGCACGGTGCGGCATGGCCTCATTCGCTTCGCCAAAGACGCACAGCGGATGTATAACTACAGCCGCTCGGCGCAGGTCGAAGCGGGCGCATTGCAGCCACGCGCGCCGTATATCGCGACTCGCCGCATGATTGAGGGCTACGAATCAATCTGGAAGTCGTCTAACACGGCGAACCATCCGATTCTGCCTTACAACGTCGATCCTGACGCGCCAGGTGCTATGCCTCAACGCATTGCCCCGCCGATGGCGTCACAGGCTTGGAGCCAGGAAATCGGCCTAGCGGCTGAAGACATGAAGGCCACGACAGGCATTTACGACGCTGGCCTTGGCAACCGTTCGAACGAAACGTCAGGCGTTGCGATCCGTCAACGTCAGATGGAATCCGACACAGGCACTTATACGTTCATCGACAATCTGGCGCGTTCGATTGAATACGCTGGCAAGCTGATGGTCGAAATCATCCCGACGATTTACGACACAGATCGAGTTATTCGCATTCTTGGCGATGACGATACGGAAAGCACGGCGCGGATTAACGCCACCATTGACCCACATGGCGACGAACGCGCTTACGGCTTCGACACCGGCAAATACGACGTTGTAGTTGACGTTGGCCCGGCATACCAGACGCGCCGCCAAGAGGCCGCGGACTCCATGCAGCAGTTCATTCAGTCCATGCCGCAGATGGGCGCTTACATCGCCGACTTGTACGTGCAGGCGCAGGATTGGCCGGACAAAGACCCGATTAAAGACCGCATCCGCAAGCTGATGATGCAGACGAACCCTGGCCTCCTGACGCAAGATGAAATGCCGAAGGACATGCAACAGCAGCCGCAACAGGAACAGCAGCCAGATCCTGCCGCTATGGCGAGCGCACAAAAGGACATGGCGATGGCTGGCAAGTACGAGGCTGACGCAGCCAAAGCGCGAGCCGACGCCGAGCAGACGCAAGTCGAAACAGCGCAAATGATGGCCCAAATGCAGGCCGATATGGCTGGCATCAGACAACTGCTCTCGGCGCTCACCGGGCCACCGCCCGATCTGCCGCCCGGCATGATGCCGCAACAGCAACTCCCACCGAACCCGCCCACTGAGGCGGGTTTTTTAATGCCCGAACCTGGGGCGCAACAAGAAGGATTCTGAGCCTTGGCAGACACCGATGACGTGAAAGCGGACGATGCGTCCGTTACGCCGGAAGCCGAAACCGATGCGGCGGATACCGCGGCGAATGCAACTGACGATGCGCCATCCGATGATGCAGACGATACCGAAACCGAAGCCAATGAGGCTGACGGTGACGATGGCGAAGGGGATGACGAGCCACGACCTAAGCGGAAACGCCCGGGCCGGTTGGAGCGTCGTCTAGCGCGGCTTGAAGCAGAGAACTCGGTTTATCGGCAGCAGATGGTGACGCAGGCGCAGGCAGCGCCCGCACAGCAACCACAGCCGTCGAAACCAGCGCCGAAGTTCGAAGACTTTGAGTCAATCGATGAATTTGTTGCCGCTGCGGTTGAGCATGGCACGAACGCGAAAATTGAGGCCGCAAGGTCCGAGGCTCGCCAGCGTGCAAATGAGACATCGCGGCAGCGTCAGGAACGCGAGACGGTTGAAAAACGTCAGGCGTGGGTGACGAAAGGCGACGGCTTACTCGATGGCTTTGCCGACATCATTGCGGACGAAGACGTGGCAATGACGCCGGTTATGGCAGACGCGCTAGTCGAAGCAGACAACGGCCACGCAGCAGCGTTTTACCTCGTGGAAAACCCCGATGAATCGGAACGCATTTCCAAGC